ATGACAAATTTAAAAGTGCAGTGCCGTGTGTGTGGGAAGGAACTGCAAGGAAATAGTGGGAAGACTCATTCGTGTGGGTGTCCTAATATGATGACTGTTAGAGGAGATGTGGTATCTGCTGTTGATATGTCAGATGTTATTATGTTAAATTCTTATACTCCAAAAAGAAAAAATGAGGGATTAACTCAACAGGATTTGGACTGGCAAGAGGCAAGAAGAAAGCGTAAAATTCGTAAGTTGGACTTCGAAGTTAGATAAATACTTCTACTCAAATCAACAACCTGTTGTGCTCTTCTATTTGGCAGGGAGGTTTGAGAGAAGCATTTTAAAAACTAAATGACCGACAAATCTATTGAGTCTGAACTCAAAGAAGTCCATAAGAAACTTGATGATATTGAAAAGAAACAAGAAATGATGCAAAAGTTATATCAATTGGATAGAGATAAGAGTGCTAAGATGGGAGAACGCCCATCTACACACGTTCATGAGATGATGTAACAATATATAATGATAACACTTGACAAGAGTGTTATAATAGAAATATATAAGATGTTTTAATGTCCCCAGACAGACACGATATTCCTTTTATTGGAGACTTCTATACTAAAAAAGAAGTTGATACTATGATTGCGGATGCTCTTGCTGAGGCTAGAGCAATTGATGAAGCATCGATGGCAAAACATAATCGTGATGCTACTATTATTAGTATGATCCTTGGATTTATATGCCTTGCATTATTTGTTGATGGATTACTTAGAATATTGGGAATCATCCCACCTTTTATGGATTTGGATGTTAATGTAATAGATGATATTACCGATAAGGTGGAAAGTGATCTTATGCCAATGCTTCAAGATACTGCTCAAAAAGCACAAAGATATATACCAAGAAGATGACTGGAACTATTGTAGTTAATGCTTCATCCATTAGGGTTTTATTAATTATGATATTAAGTGTTATTTGGTTTTATCTTTTAAATGAGGAACTTAGAAGTGGAGATGAAGGCAAATGAATCCTATTACAGATATATTGTTTACAATTTCGTGGTTCATTCTATTGTTTTGGGCAATTAGAACGATGATAAGAGGTTGGAATTTAATGAATCAACCTATAGAAAAAAGTGATGTGAATGGAGTATATACTAAGACTGTGACTAAACCCATTCATCCAGAGATGGTTGATGTTAAACCTGGTGAAGAGTTGATGGGTATAACTTTTAAGCAAGATTCACAAGATCCATTATATAAATCGATGCAAGATCGTATTGATACATTAAGAGAAGAGGAAGGTACATATGATGTGGAAGATGATGATGAAGATGATGACGGAGATGTAATAGTTCGTGTCTAATACTTGACTACATACCCTATATCCATTATAATATTGGGGTAAACCAATTAAAGCAATGACGCTTACTTCAAAGTTCAAGAAAGACATAGGCACTCTCAGAGCTGCTGTTAATCAAGAAATTTATTTAGATGTCAAAAATCCTAAACTTTATAAAAAGATAAAAAGATATTATCAAGATCAAGTAAATTTGACAGGAGAAGATCCAGATGCAGATTATAATGCTATAATGGAATGTCTTGCTGAAGATTTGGTAGGAGCAGTATAATGAGTGAAGAGTTCACTAGGATTGCATCAGCATTAGAAAGAATTGCTAATGCATTAGAGCATTTACATATTGAAAAAATAGATCATGCTCATATAGATGATATTGGTGAAATACATGGGGACGTAGTAACTCACCCTAAACAATTTTAAATGTTCTTAAAAGTTCCTTATGTGCATTTTCCTTCCTTTATCTCATCACATATATGTGATGAGATAATTTCTATTGGTGAGGAGAAATTGGTTAAAGCATATACTAATAAAAAGCAAGGTGTTAGAAATAGTGAGATTGCTTGGTTGACAGATAAATCAATTTATGATTTAATAATTCCTGCTGTTAAGGAAGCTAATGCTCAATCGGGTTGGTTTTGGAAAATTACTGGTGGTGAAAAAATACAGTTTACCAAATATGGAATAGATCAGTTTTATGATTGGCATGTTGATGGTGGCTCCGATTTTAATGCTACATATACTGGAGGTTACTTATATGATTATGAATCAGGTAATGTATCAACTTCTATGGGAACAGTTAGAAAGATAAGTATGACTGTTAATCTTGTGGATGGTAATGAATATGAAGGGGGTAATTTGGAATTTGATTTTGGTTCTGTTAGTGGTAAAGATAGAATTAAAACTTGTGATGAGATAAGACCTAAAGGATCTCTTACTGTATTTCCTAGTTTTATTCCACATAGAGTTACTCCTATAACAAGTGGTACAAGATACAGTTTAGTTTTATGGTCTTTAGGGCCACCATGGCAGTGAGGTTATTATGAAAGAAGAAAGACCTTGGGGATGGTATGATGTAATTACTGAAGGATCTAGGTACAAAGTTAAATGTATTGAAGTTTCTGCAGGATCAAGTTTATCTTTACAAAGACATACACATCGTGCAGAACATTGGGTTGTTGTTGAAGGAACTGCTCTTGTACATATAGACGGTAAAAAGCATTTGATAGTTGAAAATCAAAGCACATACATTCCTGTAGGTGTTAAACATAGATTAACAAATCCTGGTAAAATACCTTTAAAGATTATAGAAGTTCAAAGTGGTGCTTATCTAGAGGAGGATGATATTGAAAGATTCGATGACGATTATGGAAGAGCAAATGACTAGTGACATGAAAATAGGATTTCAATGTAGTTCCTTTGATTTATTTCATGCAGGACATGTAACCATGCTCAAGATGGAGAAGGAAATGTGTGACTATCTAAAGGTTGGACTTCAAGTAGATCCGACTATAGATCGTCCTGGTGTTAAAAATAAACCAACACAAAGTGTTTATGAGAGGTATGTTCAATTACAGTCTTGTAAATATATTGATGAAATACTTGTATATGAAACAGAATTAGATCTTCTTAATTTAATTAAGACACAGACATTTCATATTAGATTTTTAAGTGAAGAGTATAAAGATAGAGATTTTACTGGTAAGCAATACTGTATAGATAATGGTATTGAATTATTCTTTCATTTAAGAAGACATCAATATTCTTCTACTGAACTTAGAAATAGAGTTTATGAACTTGAAAAAATTAAAAGAGAGGAAAAAATAGAAGAATCTAATGAACAATATTCACCTAAACTTTTGAAAAAATATCTAGAAGATGAAAGCAACTGAAACTAATTTAAAAGATGCCTATGTCATCACTACACCTCAGTATAAAGATGATAGAGGATTTTTTCTTGAATCATTTAACCTTAAGAAATTTAGGGAAGTAACTGGAGCAGTTGATAATTTTGTACAAGATAATCATTCCAAGTCTTCTAAAGGGGTATTAAGAGGTCTTCATTATCAAACAGATAAACCTCAAGGAAAATTAGTTAGATGTACTCATGGATCTGTTTATGATGTAATTGTAGATCTTAGAAAAAGTTCTTCTACTTTTGGACAATCATTTGGTATTGAACTTTCTGAGAATAATATAATGTTATGGGTTCCTATAGGATTTGCTCATTCATTTTATACTCTAAGTGATTATGCTGAGTTTGAATATAAATGTACTGATTATTATCATCCAGAATCTGCAGAGACTTTGATGTGGAATGATCCTGATTTAGCAATTGAATGGCCATTTGAAGGTGATCCTATTCTTTCTGCTAAGGATCAAGTAGGTAAATCATTTAAAGAGTGTTATAAGTATGAGCATGAATAAACTATCTGTCTATGGTGCTACTGGTTTTATTGGTGGTACTTTTTGTGATTTGTATCCTGATGAAATAGTTAAAATTCCACGGGAAGAGAGGAAACCATTATCAAAAGATATAATTTATTTTATTAGTACTACTACTAATAGTCATGTTTTTGAAGATCTTCATAAGGATGTAGATACCAATCTCACGGTACTCATGGATGTATTGGAGCATTGTAAAGATGAAAATATTACTTTTAATTTTGTAAGTAGTGCATTTGTATATGGAACAGATATTATTGATGCAAAAGAAGATGATGTTTGTGAACCAGGAGGTTTTTATTCTATTACTAAGAGATGTGCAGAGCAACTTTTGATTTCTTATTGTAAAACATTTGGTGTAAAGTATCGTATTTTGAGAATTGCTAATGTATATGGTGATGATAAGACTGTTTCTGCCAAGAAAAATGTTCTTAAGTTTCTTATTGGATTGATGAAGGAAGATAAGGATCTTGTTCTTTATGATGATGGTATGCAGTTAAGAGATTATATGCATGTTAGTGATATATGTCGTGCTATGAAACTTGTAATGGAGAAGGGTGAGATAAATTCTATCTATAATATTGTAACAGGGAATCCTTTACCATTTAAGAATATTATGGAGAAGGCAAGAGATTTTTTAGGAAGTAAAAGTAAATTTAATTATGTAGATTATCCTGAGTTTAATAAGATTGCTCAGGCATATAATTATTCTGTTAATGGGGATAAGTTAAAGGCATTAGGTTTTAAACCACAAATTTCTTTTGATGAGGGGTTGAAATCTTTATGTGTTTGATGTATAATATATAAAGAACGTAATATGATAATATGAACGATTATAAAGGAACTGCACTTGTATTAGGTGCAGGTGGTTTTATCGGCAGTCACATGGTCAAGAGACTTCGTAAAGAAGGTTATTGGGTACGTGGTGTGGATCTTAAATCACCTGAGTTTTCTGATACAGAAGCACATGAATTTATATATGGAGATCTTCGTGATGAAAGATTTGTTGCTAAATGTTTAGGATTTAAAGGAGTACGAGGTAATTTTTATAATGAAGTTCCTAGTAGATACATAGAAAATTTTGATTACATCTATCAGTTTGCTGCTGACATGGGTGGTGCAGGATTTGTATTTACTGGTGAGAATGATGCTGAGATACTGCATAATTCAGTTCAAATTAATTTGAATGTATTAGAACAGCAGCGTAGAATGAATGACTTTACTAGTCAGAATAAGACAAAGATATTCTATTCTGGATCAGCATGTATGTACCCAGAGCATAACCAACTAGACCCAGATAACCCTGATTGCCGTGAAGATTCCGCATACCCAGCTGCACCAGATTCCGAATATGGATGGGAGAAACTTTTTTCAGAGAGACTGTACTTGGCTTACAATCGTAACCATGGTATTCCTGTTAGGATTGCCCGTTACCATAATATTTTCGGACCAGAAGGAACCTGGGAAGGTGGTAGAGAGAAAGCTCCAGCAGCAATATGCAGAAAGGTTGCGTATGCGGGAGATACCGATACAATTGAGGTATGGGGGGACGGAGAACAAACCAGATCCTTCCTCTTTATAGATGAATGTGTTGAAGCAACTTATAGAATGATGCAATCTGATTTCTTAGGACCAGTTAATATTGGTTCTGAAGAAATGGTTAGTATAAATCAGTTGGTAGATATTACTGCTAAGGTTGCTGGTAAAAATATCTCCAAGAAACATATTGATGGTCCTTTAGGAGTAAGAGGACGTAATTCTAATAATGATTTGATTCGTGAAAAACTTGGATGGGATTATTCGTTACCTCTTGAGGAAGGTATTCGTAGAACTTATGATTGGATATCATTAGAGATAGAAAAGTGAATAATTCTTGACTTTTTCCTCTAATCCTGTTAACATTAGTACAATAGTAATTAAAAATTATGTCTGAATATCCTGATGAGTTTGATACCTATGGTAGTACTTGGAAACATAGTAATCTTCTTGATCAATGTATAGGTAATAAAGCTGAGATTAAATTATTAATTCTTGATATAGATGGAGTTCTAACTGATGGAACTAAGGTATATACTCAAGAGCATCAACCTGTTTATAAGAGATTCCGTTGTAAGGATTTCACTGCAATTAAAAGATTTATAGCAGCAGGTGTTCAAGTGATTATGCTTTCTGGTGATAATTGGAATGCAGATATGGCACGAAAAAGAAATATTCCTTTCTATTGTACTCGTGGATCTGATTTGAGTCTGGATAAATCAGTATATCTAAGTCATCTTGAAGCACAGTATAATGTAAAGAGAGAGAATATGGCCTTTGTTGGTGATGATTATTTTGATCTCTCTATGTTTAAGACTTTATTCTGGACATTTGCTCCATCAGATTCACCTAGAATTATTAGAGAGAACTGTCTTTATCTATTGGAATCAAAGGGAGGAGAAGGAGTAGTTCAAGAACTGTATGATTTCTTGGTTGGTAAGGGTATTGTGGCAGATGCAACAGAAGAAGAAGTTGCAGAGTTGGATAAGAAAGAAGCATCAAGTGCAGCGATGAAATAATGTGTAAAAGTGTTACCCTATATGGGCATCTTACAGTTGATAGAATATTAGTTGGTTTTAAAGAGACTCCTTCTCTTGGTGGAATTGCTAATGTATGGTCGGGATTAGTATCTCAGGGGTTGAATGTTTCTATTCAACCTCTCTCTATTGGTCATGCATTGGTATTGGTTGATAAGGAAAATAATTATAGGGTTGGTAGGTGTTCCTTTAATATTAAAGAGAATCCTGCTTCTCCTACTGATGATGATTGGCATCATATTTCTTACATCAATCAGTTGAGTGATACATCATTTATACCTAAGTTAAATGGTATAGTATCTGCTGATATTACTAAGGAGAATCCTGAGAGGTGTATAGATCAACTTCAATATTTGGACTATCTCTTTATTGCTAAAGAAGATTTGTTTATGAATATATTAGAATTGGGTAAGAAGGTTAAGGGATATGTTATAATGCATGATCCTCATGGCAGTTCTATTTCTGATGGAGAAACTGTGGAGGATTATACTTTACCTGAGGAACTATATCTTTCAGATATAAATGTTCTGGGTGCAGGAGATTACTTTGCTTCTGGTTTTATTAGGTCTATGATTAAAGGGAATGAATTAAAAGAGTCTGTAATCAAGGCTCATACTATTGCAACTAATTTATTGAAAGAAAATTTACTATGAAAAAATACAATCTCTTAATTCCTATGGTGGGAAGAGGTCAGAGGTTTAGAGATGAGGGATTTACTCTTCCTAAACAATTAGTAGAAGTTGGTCATAAACAAATGATTGACTGGAGTTTATCTTGTATTAAAACTGATGAGTGTAATATAATATTTGTTATTCGTAAAGATACTGTAGATAATAATCAAATGGATGAAGTTCTCCGTCAGAAATTTGGAGAAGATATTGATATTATTATAGTAGATAGAGAGACTGAAGGAACAGTTTGTTCATGTTTATATGCCGAAGATTATATTGATAATGATCTTCCTTTAGTCATTAGTACTCTTGATATGTATTTTGAACCTCACTTTAATCCTGCAGATATTGAGGATGATGTAGATGGTGCAGTCTTGACTTTCTATGCAGATAATCCTGCTTATAGTTATTCTGAATTGGGAAGAGATGGGTATGTTAAAAGAACAGCAGAGAAGGAAGTGATTAGTAATCATTCTCATGCGGGATTATATTATTTTAATAGAGGAAAAGATTTCGTTAGATTAGCATCTGAGATGATTAGAAGAAATATTAGAGTAAAGAATGAGTTTTATATTGCTCCTCTTTATAATCTTTTTATTGAAGAGGGTATGAAGATTGGTATACATCCTATTAGACAACTGTGGTCTATGGGAACCCCTTCTGAACGTAAACATTTCTTGGAGCATGAATATGCAGACCTACAACATAAATGATATGAAGGGGGGATGGTTCGTTGGTGACTTTGAACCATCAGTCTTTAAGAATCCTTTCTTTGAAGTAGCACATCATCAACACAAGAAAGGTGATCCTCATCAACCCCACCTACATAAGGTTACAACTGAACTAACTTATATTATTGAAGGTGAGATGATGGTCTCAGGTAAGCATTTGAAAGCAGGAGACATGTGGACATATAGTAAAAATGAGGTTTCTGATGTAGAATGTCTTACAGACGTGAACCTTGTTGTGGTAAGATGGCCTTCTATTCCTTCCGATAAGTACATAGTATGAAATTAATATCACATAAGGGTAATATTGATGGACCCGATCCATCTAAAGAAAATACCCCTCATCAAATTGAATATTGTGTCAAGAATGGATATGATGTAGAGATTGATATGTGGATTGTTGATGGTCAACCATGGTTGGGTCATGATACTCCACAATATGAAGTAACATGGTGGTGGTTATCAGGTCTTCGACCTTTTCTTTGGATTCATTGTAAAGATTTTAAAACTCTTACTGAATTTGTTGATAACACTAGCGGGTATAATTATTTTTTTCATCGACAAGATGATTATACATTAACCAGTAAACATTTTATATGGGCATATCCAGGTAAGATGTATGGTAATAATACTGTTATTAATGTGGTAGGAAAACCAGGAGAATCATTAGGAGAGTGTTATGGTATTTGTAGTGACTATGTTGGGAGGATGAGATAATGTATCAGGCATTACCTAGTAGATTGCATGTTAAAGATAGTCCTATTGCGGGTCAAGGGATTTTTGCAAAGGAAGATATACCTGTTGGTTTGGTTTTGGGGATGTCTCATTTAATTGTAGATGAGGTTATCTATAGAACTCCTTTAGGTGGTTTTATAAATCATAGTGATGATCCAAACTGTGTTAAATGGTGTGAAGATGATAAGTATTTTATCAAGACACTTAGACCTATTCATAAGGGTGAAGAGTTATTTTTAAAATATACTTTTTATGAAGTATAGTGTGGAGGATTTATGAAAGTAGCATTATGTTTATCAGGGCAACCTAGAGTAATTGAGGTTGGGTATCAGAAATTAAAAGCAGCACTTTTAGATCATAATGATGTGGATGTGTTTGTTCATACTTGGTTTGATCCCGATAATTTAAGTACTGAATCTGTTATTCCTGGTAGAGAGGGTCATCGGTTAGATCCTCATGCATTAGAAAAAATATCTCAACTTTATCAACCTAAAGCAATGTTGGTAGAGAAACCTAAGACTTGGAATAGGCACTTTGAATATCCTCAAAAGACTTTTGAAAAAGCACATACTTGGGCTCTTGAAATACCTGGTGATAATCCAGTAGAAAAGGCTAAAGGGTATCTTGACAATACTACTAATTGTATGTGGTATAGTATTATGATGTCAAACATAATGAAAGAAAGGTATGCTACGGAGAGTAACACTCATTATGATTGGGTGATTCGTAACCGTATGGATTATGGCCCTCATGTTCAGATTAAATTTTCTGAACCTCCTGAGGATGATACTGCTGTTTATTATCAGCATAATCCAGATCATCCTGATGGTATGATTGGTGATTGGTATGCTATGGGCTCTACTAATGCCATGAATGTTTATTGTGGATTGTTTAATTGTTTAGGTCAATTGGTAAGGCAGTCTAATGATGTGGATGGATATTGGTGTAATGAATTAATTCTTAAACATCATTTAAATAATAACAACATCAACAAGGTTGGTGGAGATTATCAAGTTCATTATTGATTATGAAGACAGTATTCGCAAAAGCACCTCTTCGGATGGCATTAGCAGGGGGAGGAACAGATCTTGAACCATATTGGAAAAAGTATGGTGGTGTAGTTCTTAATGGAACGATAGATCAGTATGCTTACTGTAAGATAGAACCATATAATTGTTGTAAGCGTGAGACGCATTGGGTTTTTAATAGTATTGATTTAGGAATGAATGAAAAGAGAGATTTTTATAGTTCAGACTTTATGGACTATGCATACTCTGAGGGCCCATTAAAACTTCTTATTAATACCTATCAATATCTTACTTACAAATTAAAGAGAGAACCTGTCAAGATTACTACCTATGTTGAAGCACCTCCTGGTAGTGGATTGGGTAGTTCAAGTGCATTAGTAGTAGCTTTAGTTGCTGCTATTACTGAGTATTATGGTCTTCCGAGAGGTGAATATGATATTGCAGAGGACGCAATTGAGATAGAAAGAGAGATCTGTGATCTTCCTGGAGGGAAACAAGATCAGTTTGCTGCTGCATTTGGTGGATTTAATTTTATGGAGTTTCTACAGGATGGTAGAGCGATTGTTAATCCATTAAGAATGAATTATAAGACACAGAATATGATGGAGTTAAATACTGTACTCTATTATGTTGGTAAACCTAGAAAAGATGATAGAGTAATTGAGAATACTGCTAAGAATTTAGTGAGTAATGAAAAAGTTATTGAAGCAACTCATAATATTAAGCAAGCATGTATAGAATATAAGAATGCTTTATTGACAGGAGACTTTGAAAAGATATCTGCATTAATGAATACATATTGGAAGATGAAGTTAGAGACTAATGAAAAGGTTGCTTCTCCTGAACTTATAGATACCTATGATTATGCGTTGCGACACGGAGCAACTGCTGCTAAGATATCTGGAGCAGGTGGTGGTGGACATATGGTTCTCTTTACTGAATTTGAAAAGAGACATCAACTTATTACGGCATTAAAAGATAGAGAAATGGGAAGAGTGGTTCCTTTTAAGTTCGTTAAACATGGAGTGGATGTATGGAGACAGTAGAAATACATCCTAAAGGATGGGGATATGAGAAGTGGATTGTAAATACTGATAAGTATTGTGGTAAAATTTTATTTTTTAAGGAAGGTAAAGAATGTTCATGGCATTATCATAAGATAAAGGATGAAACATTCTATGTACAAAGTGGAGAAATTTTATTAAGATATGGGAATAGTGATGATTATGAAAAATCAGAAACCATTACTCTTAAACCAGGAGATAAATTTTATGTTCCTCCAGGATTAAGACATCAGATGACTGGTATAAAAGATACTGAGTTATTTGAATTTTCTACACAACATTTTGAAGATGATAGTTACCGAATTATACGAGGGGACTAAGTTATATCTCTTAGTCGGTGGTAAAGGAAGAAGACTTTCTTCTATTACTAATGGAAAACCTAAACCATTAGTTGATGTAAATCATAAACCATTTATAAATTATGTTCTTGCAAATCTTAAGGGATTTGATATTACATTAGTATGTTCTAATCTTAATTATGAATATTTTAGGCAGTATAAAGATTATGGATTGGATGTATTTAATGAAGGAGAACTTTCTGGTACTGCAGGATTTTTATGTAAGATGGATCTACCAGATTCATTCTATGTAATGAATGGGGATACTTTTTTTTCTGGTGAATTGAATTTAGATTGCGATACTTCTACATTATTTGTTGCAGAAGAGGATGTAACACATGATGTGGGATATATTAAGGGGAAAGATGGAAAGGTAGAAGAATTTGTAGAGAAGAATTCTGAAGCTTCTGGTAGAGAATTGGTAAGTCTTGGTATTTATAAATTTTATAAAAAGGATTTAAATATACCAATGAGATTGCCGTTGAGTATGGAGTATGATATACTTACTGGTATGGAAATATCCTATAAGGTTCTGGATACAGAACGATTTGATATTGGTACACCCGAAAGACTAGAGAGATTTAAAACATGGATACCCTCCACATTATCGGTGCAAAAGGAAATATTGGCAGTCGATTAGTTGAGAAGACTGAAGGCAAATATAATATTAGAAAGGTAGTTTCTCCTGCAAGATCTAATCTGTTTACTGTTGATAGTGGTTATTATGCTTTAAACTTGGCAGATGATCTTCATTCTTATAATTTTGATACTTTAAAGGAGGGAGATACTGTAGTATTTACTGCTGCTATATCAGCACCTTCTGTATGTGCTGAACAATTTGATGTTGCTGTAAAAGTGAATGTAGAGTCTACTGGAGAGTTTATTCAACAAGCACTTGATCGTGGTTGTAAAGTTATTTTTCTTTCTAGTGATGCAGTATATGGAAGGTGTGAGGATGAGTTTGATGAATCACAACCCTCAAATCCTTTAGGGGTCTATGCTGAAATGAAAGCAATTGTGGAGAAAAGATTTATTGGTAACTTGAGATTTAAAGTATTAAGACTTTCTTATAATTTCTTTAAGGATGATAGATTTACCACGTATCTTAGGACTTGTGCAAGTGAGGATACAGTAGCAGATCTATTTGATCCTTTTGGAAGATCCATAGTTCATAGAGATGATACAGTTGATGCTATCATTTCTTTATATAAAAACTGGGATGTGTGTGAAGAGGGAGTTATAAATTGTGGAGGACCAGAAACTTTATCAAGGGTTGAATTTGCTGAGATTCTAAGTGAATTGGTGGTACAAGATCTTATAACTAAAGTTACTACTCCTGATGCTAAATTCTATAAAGATAGACCTGCTATTATTGCTATGAGGTCTCCTCTTTTAGAGAAAGTATTGGGAAGACCTGTACGATCTCTGAGAGATGCTATAACTATGGAGTTTCAATGACAACAATTCTTATAACAGGTATAACAGGACAGGTTGGTTCTCAACTTGCTGATTATATTTTAGAACATACTGATTATGATATAGTAGGTATGATGCGGTGGCAGGAACCGTTGGATAATCTATATCATTTAACTGATCGTATCAATAAGAATGATCGTATCTCTGTTTATTATGCAGATTTGAATGATGCAATGTCTATCAGTAGAATGATAGATGAGATAAGACCAGATTATATTTCACATCTAGCAGCACAATCTTATCCTCAAACTTCATTTAATATCCCTATAGAGACTTTACAGACTAATATTATAGGGACTGCTAATTTATTAGAAGCAATCAGACAGGTAACTCAGTATGATCCAGTTGTTCATGTGTGTTCTTCGAGTGAAGTTTATGGACGTGCCCCTACTGGTGTGGTCTTAAAGGAAGATACACCTCTTCATGGGGCCAGTCCATATAGTATAAGCAAGATAGGAGCTGATTATCTTGGAAGGTTTTATGGTGAAGCATATAATATTAAGACTTTTATGACTCGTATGGGAACTCATACTGGACCTAGAAGAAGTGATGTATTTTTTGAGAGTACTGTTGCTAAACAGATTGCATTAATAGAAGCAAGGCTACAGGATCCAATAGTCTATGTGGGTAACTTAGATTGTACTCGTACTTTTCAAGATTGTAGAGATGCTGTTAGAGCATATTATTTGTTACTGGAAGCAAGTGCAGAAGGAAGAGTATTGCCTGGAGAGTATTTTAATATTGCTGGAGAAGAAGCATTCAAATTAACTGAGGTAGTTGATATACTTCTTGGATTTAGTGAAGTGGATATTGAAGTTAAGACTGATAGTAATAGGTTAAGACCGATTGATGCAGACTATCAGATGTTTGATAATTCTAAGATAAGGAATACTATTGATTGGAAACCAGAGATTCCTGTAAGACAAACCCTTTTAGATCTTTTGAATCATTGGAGAGATCAGATTGGTAAAGGAAAGATACCTTTAAACAGATAGTTCTTGACATATTAAATAATAAGGATTAGAATGTAGGAAACTTTGAGAAGAGTATGCGTAAAATTATTCTTTGGGGTCATAAGCATTATACTGACACAGCATCTTATTACTTAGTATGTCTTTATAGGACATTTGAAAAGTTGGGGTATGATGTTTATTGGTTTGATGATAGAGAATATCCCACAAAACAAGAGTTTGATTATAAGAATGCAGTATTTGTAATTGATAATCAATCAAGGACTGATTTCTATTGTCCTGTAATGGATGATGGAATTTATATTTCTTGGGATAGATTTACTAACCTGAACAAGTATCTTGGTAATGTAAAACGTCTTATTAATATGAGGGTTCCTGAGTATAAGAGACCAGAACCTGATGGTGAAAGATTTATTGAGGTGGATAAGGGAGTTATTTACGATAAGACTCCTGAAGATCCATATGAGGTAGTTTACTTTTCTCTGGCAACAAATATTTGGCCTGAGGAGATGGAAGAGGATGATCTTGATATTAAGAGAGATAATGCATACAACTTTATTGGAACGATTCATGCTCCAAGACCTAATGTAGATCCTTTACATCAACAGTTTATTGAGATTGTAAAGCAGAATGGTATTACTTTCAATCATTATGACGCAGAGAAAGCACATGTTCCATCAGGTGATAAAGCAATTGATGAAGATACAAACATCAAGTTGATGCAGAAGTCATTCTTTATTCCTGACTTTAGACCACAAGAACAGAAAGATACTCTTTACGTATCTTGTAGAGTTATGAAGGCAATTAGTTATGGTTGTCCTGTTGTATGTGATGCTCCTTATGTAAAAGACTTTATAGATAAGGAAGTTCTATGTGCTGAGACTGCACAGGAAATCTTTGATCTTGGGATAGAGCATCAGTATGATAAGGAAAGATCACGACATCTATGGGAAGTTGTTAAGAGGGATCATACATATATGAACCGTTGTAATGGACTCATAGAAATTATTAATGGGATATGAAGACCATTGCTTTTGATTTGGATGATGTCATTTGTTGGCATCATTCTGATTATGATAAACTTGGTGTAGACAAGTATCGTTATTGTGAACCTATTGATAATGGTGTTAAACTTGTTAATGAATACTATGAGAAAGGATATAGAATTATCATTTACACTGCCAGAGGTATGTCTATCTACAATGGTAATGTGAGTATGGTATATGAAAATCTATATGATTTAACTTATAAACATTTGATTGAATGGGGTGTTAAATTTCACAGATTGGTTATGGGAAAACTTAGTTATGATTTGTTAATTGATGATAAAGTTATTAATTCTCACATGATTACTAGAGAAAAATTAGATGAGTTCTTAGAAAAGATATGATTTTTATTACAGGTGCAGCAGGATTTATAGGAAGTAACTTTGCACATTACTTGTCTCAAAATTGTTTTGAGGATGTAGTTATTTTAGATAAGTTAACTTATGCAGGAGATATGGAGAATCTTTATGATTTAAAATATCCTGTAAAGGGTGTTGATATAGCAGATGAGTATCGTCTTGCTGAATTATTTGCAAGATATAAACCGAAAACTATATTTAATTTTGCAGCAGAAACTCATGTAGATAATTCAATTAATGATGTTAATCCTTTTGTAGATACTAATATAGTAGGTACAGTTAATTTACTTAATCTTTCAGTTAAGTATGAGGTAGAGAGATTTCATCATATTTCTACTGATGAGGTGTATGGTTCATTAGGGTATGATGATCCTCCTTTTACTGAGACTACACCTTATGATCCACAGAATCCTTATTCAGCATCTAAGGCAGCTAGTGATCATTTTGTAATGGCTTATCATAATACATATGGTCTTCCTACAGTAATTACTAACTGTTCTAATAACTATGGTCCACGTCAACATAGAGAAAAATTAATTCCCAAGACTATTACTAATATCTTGCAGGATAAAAAGATACCTGTTTATGGTAATGGTGAAAATGTTAGAGATTGGATTTATGTTGAGGATCATTGTAGAGGAATATTAGATGTTTTCTATGGAGGTGGAGTAGGTCAGAAATATAATATTGGTGGGGAATGTGAAGTTAGGAATATTGATTTGATAAAGACTATCATTAAAGTTATGGGTGCTAGTGAGGATCTTATTGAGTATGTTGATGATCGTCCTGGTCATGACTTGCGATACGCTATAGATAATACTAAAATTAAAAACACATTAAATTTTAGTCCCTCACATACTCTTGAAGAAGGATTAACAAAAACTATTATTTGGTATAAGTATGATAGGATTTAATTATCTTGGTAAGATGGGACAATTGGGAAATCAAATGTTCCAGTATGCCTCATTACGTGGGATTGCTAAGAACAGAGGATTTGATTTTTGTATTCCTTATCATAATGAGGTATTTGATGATGGTATAGGAAATAAATTAAGGATTGAATTGTTTGATCCTTTTGTAATGAAAAATCTTACACAATCTAATATAGGAATAATTAAAGATGATAATCCTCGTACTGAGGGAGGGTTTAATTTTAATGAAACTCTATTCAATACTTGTTCTGATAACGTATCTTTGTATGGTTATTTTCAAACAGAAAAATATTTTAAAAATATAGAGAAAGAAATTCGTGAGGATTTTATTTTCAAGAATGAAATTGCTATTCCTTGTAAGCATATGATGTGTACTATAGATACTCCCATTGCTCTTCATATTAGAAGAGGGGATTTTCTAATTAATTCTGCCAATCATCATAATTTAGATTTGAATTATTATCAATCTTGTTTAGATAAATTTGATAGTAGTAGAAATGTAATTGTTTTTTCTGATGATCCTGAGTGGTGTAAGGAACAATCATTATTTTCTTCTGATAGATTTCTTGTAGCAGAGGGTAATGATAGTTACACAGATCTTTGTTTGATGAGTTTATGTTCTGATTTTATTATTGCTAATAGTTCCTTCTCTTGGTGGGGTGCATGGTTATCTAAAGCTGTAGATAAAGTGGTTTGTGCTCCTGCTAAATGGTTTGGCCCTAATAATTCACATTTAGATACTTCTGATTTAATTCCTAATGAATGGGTGATTGTTAAATGATATATCTTACTGGTGCTACTGGAATGATAGGTAGACGATTCAGGGAATTGAATAGTAAAGATCTTACAACTATATCATATCGAAATATTGTTTATGATGTATTTAAATCTCATGAAGAATCTTGTTTAATTCATTTAGGTTGGTCTTCCACTCCACGTGATAAAGATGGTATGAAGGGAAAATATGATGTGTTTAATAGTGAGAATTTATTTAAGTATTATTTAAATAAAAACCCTAATGGTAAGATTATTTTTATCTCAAGTGCAGGGGATATGCATCAAAGTAAAATTGAAGAAGATGATATTTCAGAATTGTCAGAACCTCATCCTAGAAGTGTGTATGGACAGTCAAAGTTAAGAGTTGAGGAGATTTTAAATGAACTTGATTGTAAAACTGTCATATTAAGAACTTCTAATGTTTGGGGTGGTGATGTAGATATTAATAGAACAAATGGTTTAGTAGATAAACTTATGGTTGCATTAAATACTGATAATATTATAGAGATTTATGCAGATCTTAAGACAACGGTTGACCTAATTCATATAGATGATCTTATTGATCTTATATCAAAAGTAATTGATAGTGATTTGGAAGAGAAACATGAATTGTTTTTGGTAGGTGGGCAAAATATATCAATATATGATATAATATTTAAGTTATCACGTAAAGGATCCTTGGTTCTTAAATTAAATCAACATGGAAAGGAGAGAACATTTGTGAATATTAAATCACGAAAGGCTGAAAAAATATTTAATTGGAACAGGGAGCATTATTTGTAATGAAAATAGCAATTACATTTTGGGGTACAGAATCTTATGTTAATTTTCTTCCTGAATGGTATGAAAGATTAGAGAAATATTTTCTACCTAATGTAGAGAAACATTATTTTGTTTTTACTGATGGGGAATTGGAAGGTACACCAGATAATTTAACTCTCATGGAGATACCTCATTATGGATTTCCTGATACTTATAATAAAACATTTGAGGAGATGTTAAAACTGGAGGATAAGATTTCTGATTATGATTGGTTGGTATCAGTAGATGCTGATCTTTATGTTCAAGAAGAAATTAAATATGATGATTTCTTTGATGATTCTAAGAAATATTTTGGAGTACATCATCCATGCCATTATGTTGGATTTGGTCCACATAATAAATCTCCAGGAGCATACGATACAAACCCATTATCAAATGCCTGTATTGATGATGATATTATGGATATGAGTGTTTATCATCAAGGGTGCTTATGGGGTGGTAAAGTTCCTTATATTTTTGATATGATGAATCAAATTGATAAATGGACAAAGGAAGATGTATCTAAAGATATTCAAGCAAGATTCTATGAGGAGAGTTATATGAATAAATGGTTTCTAACTCATCGTAATGAAACATTTACTCTTCCTCCCGACTATTCTTATCCTGAGATGTTTGCACAGTATTGTGAGTTTCCTAATAAGATGATGCATCTTGCTAAAGACAATTCTAAATTAAACAATAACGAGTGGTAGTTATGAAGACAAACGTTTATTATCATATATGGACTCCACCTGATAGTGATCTGTGGAAGATCATGGTGGATGATCAAATTAAAAGACTTTATGCATCTGGTCTTTCTAAAATAGCGACGGTAAAATGTACTATTAATGGGGTACAGGCATCAAGAGTTAAGCATTTTGTTTCTCTTTATGATTGGATTGATATTATTGATTGTAGAGATAGTGATGAAGAGTATGAAGGATTTTGTTTAAAGCATCTTTATGAGGATTGTGTAAATAAACGTGCACATAAGGTAATGTATTTCCATACTAAAGGTATGAGTCATTATTGTGGTGTTAGAGATCAATATTCTGATAGGAAGGTTCGTGCAGTTAATAGTTGGAGACACCTCATGGAGTGGGGTTGTATTGATAAGTGGAAAGAGAACATAGATAAGTTGGATAGATATCAGGTATCAGGAGTTAACTATTGTTTAGATCCATGGCCACATATGAGTGGTAATTTTTGGTGGGCAAGAGCAGATTATATTTCTACTCTTCAACATCCTACAAAGGATGCATTTCATAGGGAGAAGGAAGATTTTGGCCCTATTGAAAGGATGAACTTTGAAAAATGGGTAGGTATGAAAGATCCATCTGTTTTTAGTTTTTACAATCCTCCATTTAGTTATGATTTCAAGGACATGACACCTGATGTCCAACCAACTCCACCAGGAGAACCTCATTGGTTCTGGTTATATCGTGACGATATTCACCCACATTACCTTAAAGATTAATGACAGCAAAATTTGGATGTTTTCATACTGTTTATGAGAACAAAAAGGCAACAGAGTTTATTCTACAAGAGTTTAGAAAATTTCATCCTGATGCACCTTATACCTTATGTGGTGATGGTGGTGCTGATTATAGTGATGTAGCAGAGAAATATAATTGTAATTATATTCATTCTTATATGCACATAGGTAGGAGAAATACTGGACATGAATCTGGAGTATATGGATTTACTAAGGATGAATCATTACATTGGATTCATATGGTACGTGAAGCAGCAAGGTTTGTAAAATCTGCTGGTGGATCACATATGATTATGATGGAGGATGATGTTCTTACACAACATCCAGTAGTCATTCCATCTGAATGGGAGATTGCAGGGTTTGATGTTCCTGGTAATAAGATTGCACCTGAACTTCTTCAGTTTCTTGTAGCTAAGTATGGTGCCAAACCAAATGTGGATTGGTATGGTGCAGGTGGTGGGAGTGTTTATAATATCAATACTTTCTTAGATAATTATCACAAGATATATGACTTCATGGATTTTGAATTTGACTTTATTTTAAAACATCTTGATTTTAGATTTGGTTGGTTGGATCTTTACATGCAAATATGTTATTATATGCTTGGAAAAGATTATTCTATTAATACTAACCTAACAGAGGTTTGGAAGACACCAAATTTTAGAGAAACAAATTTCTCTCTTGTTCACGCTTATAAGGAATTGTACTGATGAGACTTGCATTAATTGGACCAGGAATTATGCCTATCCCTCCTGATGGTTGGGGTGCTGTTGAGAGCTTAATATGGGATTATTCTTTAGAACTTACTGATTTAGATCATGAAGGAACCATTATTAATACTCCTGATTGGGATGAGATTATTGGCCATTTGAATGAGGAGGAGTTTGATTTTGCTCATCTTCATTATGATGTATTTCATCCTTTAATGGATCGTATTGCAAATGAAACAAACATTCCTAAGTTAGCTTTGAGTAGTCATTATCCTTATATTGATCAACCTCATATGCATCGTAGAGATGGATATGATCGTACTTTTGATTGGATTATTAATAATAAAGATTATTATATTTTCTGTATCTCTCAAAAGGATATGGATTGTTTTAAAGCAGCAGGAGCAGATGAAAGTAAGTTACTTCTTTCTGCTAATGGAGCTAATCATAAAAGGTTTACATACCATAAGGAAGCAGTTCTACCAGATCGTTCACTATATCTTGCACAGATTAATGAACGTAAGAAGCAGTGGATCTATCAAGGTATTGATTCTATTGATTATGTTGGTAGAATTATGGGACATACTCCTTTTGATCCTAAGAAGAATTATCTTGGTGAATGGTCAGATGATCATAAGAGAGCACACCTCGGAGATTTTGCCAACCTAGTTCTTTTATCTGATGGTGAGAATGGAACACCTTTGGTTGTTAAGGAAGCTATGATTTTAGGATTGGGTGTGGTGATATCTAAGTATGCTGCACATGATTTACCAGAACTTCCTTATGTAACTGTAGTTCCTGATGAGAAGTTACAAGACATTCCTTATATTAAAGAGAAGATACAGGAAAATCGTGAAGCATCTTTAGGTAGACGGGATGAAATTAGAGAGTTTGCTATTGATAATTTTTCTTGGGAAGGATTAGTTAAACTTTATGCTGAAAACATAGAGAAGATGGAACCTAGAAGTAATGCGAATTAGTATTGTTGGACCACCCCTTCCTATTCCTCCTATTGGGTGGGGTGCAGTTGAATCTTTAATTTGGGATATGAATATATCTCTTAAGAAGATGGGACATGAGGTTCAGATTTTAAATGATGCAGATCCTAATAAGATGCTTCATCAGATGAATGAATTTAATCCTGATTTTGTTCATATTAACTATGATGATTGGGTTATTCTTTATCCTTATATCAACCGTCCTTGTGCATGTACTACTCACTTTGCATACCTAGAACGTTATGAGATGATGGGTGGGTATAAAGAGAGAGTATTTGATGTGTTTGCATCTATTAAACCAGTTGTGTTTGGTCTTTCAGGTGCTATTAATTATACCTATCAAAATCTTGCTTCTATACCATCAGAGAATTTATTTCTCAATCCTAATGGTGTTATGATAGATAATTTTAGGGTTACACATGACCCTAAACATTCATCTTCCAGCATCTATCTTGCTAAAGTAGATCATCGTAAGAGGCAATATCTTTTTCAACAAATTTCTTCTTTATATTATGCAGGAAATATTGCTGAACCTAGATTTGATATTTCTAAAAACTATTTGGGTGAATGGCAAAAGGAAGTATTGTATAATAACTTAACTGATTATGGTAATCTTGTATTACTATCAGATGGTGAAGCACATCCATTAGTTTGTATGGAGGCTTTTGCTGCTGGATTAGGTGTAGTTGTATCTGAATGGGCAACTGCTAATCTTGACTTGAGTAAAGAATTTATTACAGTAATTCCTGAAGATAGAATTTTAGATATTGAATATATTGAAAATAAGATTATAAAGAATAGGGAATATTCTGTAAATAATAGACAAGAAATTTTGGACTATGCAAAAAGGTTTGAATGGTGTAAAATATTAACTGATTATTACTTACCAAATATTGAAAGTATTATTAAATGAAGATTTTAGTTACTGGACATAAGGGTTTTATAGGTAGTCACTTATTCAATCATTTAAATAAAGTTGGATATGAAGTTGATGGAATAGATTTTCCAGATGATATAGTTAATTTTAAAGGTGGAGATTATGATGTCATAATTCATTTGGCAGCGTTTGCAGCTTTAAGAGATAGTTTGAAAAATCCTGATAAATTTTGGGAAAATAATGTAGTAAAATCCAAACCAATATTTGAGTATTGTAAAGAAAAAAATATTCGTTTATTATATGCCAGTTCCGCAGGTGCATATAGTTGGTGGCAAAATCCATATGCAATTACTAAAAAAGTTAATGAAATACAGGCACCTTCTAATAGTGTAGGCATGAGATTTTTTAATGTATGGGCAGAGGAGGGTAGTCGTAAAGATATGCTTTATAGAATGCTACAGGAAAATACTGCACCATATCTGACAAAACATAGAAGAGATTGGATTCATGTTCATGATGTAGTAAGAGCAATATGTTATTTGATTCCTGATAATTTTAGAGGTATAATAGATATAGGAACAGGAAAAAATAATTCAGTATTGGAATTAGCTATGACTATGGGTAGAAGTAATCTTCCTATTAAAGAAGTTCGAGGGGAACCAGAATCTTTATGTGCAGATATAACTCAATTGACAAATTTAGGTTGGAGACCTACAATAGATATTATTGATTAATATGGACAGAAATAAATCAACTTACAAACTAAAAGGTCTTCCTCACATATACTATCTTAATCTGGATGAAGAACCAGAAAGAGATGCTTATATGAAAGCACAACTTAAATACTGGGAGATAGAAAATTATACACGTATATCTGCTTATGATGGTAGAGGAGATAGAGATTTAGGACATATTCTTAAAGGAAGGTATCCTGATGGAATGTCTTCTGGTGAGGTTGGATGTACTACGTCTCATTTAAAAGCATTGAAGGAGTTTTTAAAGACTGATGAACCATGTGCTCTCATCATGGAAGATGACTGTGATATTAGTACTGTTTCTAATTGGCCATTTGAATGGAGAGATTTCTTTTGTAAGATTCCTTATGACTATGATGTAATTCAATTGGTTGTTATTAATCCTGCAGCTGTGCATTTACAAATGCATAGAAGATTTGTAAATGATTTTTCTACAGCATGTTATTTAATAACTCGTCGTCATGCTCAGAAGTTAATGGAGTTACATGTACGTGGTGATAAGTATAAGATTGATAATGGGGTTAAACCAAGGGCAGTAGCAGACGACTTGATTTACAATTCAGGTAATACATTTGCTATACCTTTATTTCTTTTTAGAATTCAGTTGGGATCTTCTATTCATGCAGAGCATTTAGATGTGTTTCATAAGTCAAGTTATGATGGGTTGTGGAATTTTTGGAAAGTAGATTCAACTAATGTAGAAGATTGGAATAGTTTATTTGATTATGATCCTTACTTTAATCGACTCCCACCAGGATTTGAAAATAGTTAATATAAGTTTACATTATGGGGGTCATAAGACCCCTTTAATTTTGTTCGGATGCCCGAATGTTAAGTTTCTTGACATAATTTAATCTTTCCTATATAATTATGTTACGTTTCTTAATGAACGAATGACAACTTCAACAAACCGTATGAAGCGTTATACTACTACTGAGTATGGTAAGCAAAATATGTTTGCTGCCGAACCTCCAGTAGAAGTACTAGACGTTAAGTACTGGCCAAATGCAGAACAAACTAATGGTCGTTTAGCGATGATCGGTTTCTTCGCACTCGTACATAACTACATCCTATTCGGAGCAGTTATACCAGGTATTTTTTAAGATACCAAGGTCTCTTA